AAGTTCTTGAAATTAAAGTAAAAAGAGGTTATAATGTCTGAAGAAGTAAAGCAAGGGAGACCTTGGAAAAGTGTTGCAAAGTTCGTTTCTTATGAAGAAGCAAATGCTAAAAGAGAAGAACTAGTCAAAACAACACACGAGGTAAAGGTTAAAAGATTGTCTATTACTAACAATTCTAAACCTTTCGTCGTTAAAACTAGAGACATTGAAAATGAAAAACCTCCGAAAAAGTCAAAGCCGTCTAAAAAGTAGTATACTACTATTAGTATTCTTGCTCCTTCCATTCTCTGTGCAAGCCCAAGACTGGTCTATCACATCAACAAAATCAAATCATTGGACAACTCATTGTAAGACATGCCACGAGAGTGGTAGAGACCTAGCAATACAAGTCGGAAAGAGAACAGAACAATACCTTTTTAATTTTATTCATTCGGGTGATGATAACCATCAGTTCGGCATAGTATTAGGAGGCAAATCAATCCAAGACTTAGCAAGATATGTATACATTTGGTATTACCTTTCTGTGCTAGAAAGAGATATGGAAAAGTTTGACCAAACCGTCAAAGGTTGGCGTTTAGTTTTATAATGTTCTATATGCGCCAGTAGCTCAGTTGGATAGAGCGGCGGCCTTCTAAGCCGTAGGTCAGAGGTTCGAGTCCTCTCTGGCGTACCATTTTTTTAATTAATTTAATATTTGTGCATACTTATGTATTATAGCCAAGCAACGAGGAGACTATTATGAACAAATACTGGCATTTAGAAGCACGAGACGAAAAAGACGATCAAGAACATGAAGGACCAGCCATGGCAGCAGGTGGATCAGACGACAGCAGAGTATTTGCAGATCTCAACAAGATCTATTTTTATTCCGGAGTAACACGGCAAGATAATTTAAATCTTAACAAGCTGCTGGTTAGCACAGGTCAAAAAATGGCTAATATTGAGCAACTATACAAGCTTGATTCTCCCCCCAAAATATACCTACATATTAACTCTTATGGCGGATCTGTATTTGCTGGTTTCTCCAGTGTTGATTATATTAAGACCAGTCCAGTTCCGATAGTTTCTGTTATCGATGGTTGCGCTGCTTCTGCTGCAACTATTATGAGCGTTGTTGCTGATCAACGATTGATGCACGAACATGCTTTTATGCTGATCCATCAGCTTTCCTCCGGCATGTGGGGTAAGTTTGAGGCTATGAAAGATGACATGAAGAACAACGAACTATTGATGGAGAAAATCATTGGTATTTATGAGGAACACACCAAAGTACCAAAAACAAAGCTTTCCCAAATACTAAAGAGAGATTTATGGTGGGATGCAAAGACGTGTTTAAAATATGGACTTATCGATGATATCGTCACCCCATGAAAACAAAGATCTTAGTCAGTGGGGCATTCGACCCACTCCATATCGGACACATTCAACTCTTAAAAGAAGCCTCTAATCATGGTGATCTAATCGTTGCTTTAAATAGTGATAAGTGGATCTTAAAAAAAAGAGGTTATTTGTTCATGTCATTTGAACATAGACAAATCCTTTTACAAGACCTTTCATTTATATCAGAAGTCATAGGTTTTGACGACCTTGACGGCACAGTTTGCTCTGCATTGGAGATGGTAAAGCCAGACTTCTTTGGAAACGGAGGAACTCGTTCTACATCCAGTACCCCCAAAAAAGAAATGGAAATGTGTGATAAATTAGGTATTGTACCGGTATGGAATTTGGGTGAGAGCACTATTGATAGCAAATATCTATTTCTTGTACAAGATAACATCAGTAGATATACCTTGCAAGAGCTTGAAAAATTACAGAAAACCCTTTCTATTATTTAAGACAGTATATAGCAAGCGATTAGTAGAGATGCTTGATGTAGAAGTTGATCAAATCCAAGAAGGCTGATTGGACCCCAAAGTTTTAGCCGTTTGTGTATGGGCTTTTTAACATCGGGATCCAACAGCAAATTGGAGGAGTTTTCTGAAATAACTCTACTGGTCAAGTAATCGATAATATAATGAAAAATAAAATTAAGACCTGCGAATTTTAAAGCATATTCCACATTCACAAAGAAAAGTAAGCCTATATAAAGAGTGATACTGTAGATCCAAACATGATAAAACATCATTAGAGGGCTTTCAGATTTCTTTATGGACATAGAGTAGGGTTGGAGAATAAAATCTCCTAGATAGTGGAGCGCTAATATATATATAAATAATCCTATTGATATCATAATGCCCTAACTACATTCTAAAATTCCTTTTCTAATAGTAAGTATTAAAATGTATTATTAAAGTCTTTTATATTTTAAAATAACTTCTTGACTTTTAAAATGTTTTGTTTTATAGTGTGTAAATGATATGTCGGGATGGTGGAATGGTAGACACAGCAGACTTAAAATCTGCCGCACTAAAGCGTGTGTGGGGGTTCGACTCCCCCTCTCGATACTAAAGATTTAAATTTATATTGCTCATTTTTGATGGCTTGGACAAGCCTAGGGTTTCCCAAAGGGTTTTATTTACATTTTTAGATCCCTGATTATTTTTATTTAATCTTCTTTCCTCGCCCATACGAACACTTCTAATTATGAACTCTCTCAATAGATCTTTTGGTGGAGAGACAGAAACAACTGGAAAATAAATATTAACAGAGTGGATCATTCCTATGATTTCACTATCCTTGTTAAAGATAGGAGAACCAGAACTACCACCCATGGCAGGAATAGAATAATAAGCCCTTAAATCTCTATCTCCCATAAAGAAGCCTTCTAACAGGGGGACAACATCTTGATAGAAGATGCCTACAGGAGCAGCAACGTTATAAACTCTTTCACCCGGTTCTACCTTGGTGGAAGAACTTGCTATTTTTGCTACCTTGGTTGTAAAGAGGTTATGGGCGAATAAAATACAAGTGTCGATATTGGTATCAATGTTTATAATATCAGAAACATATTCTCCAAGTTTAAAATTAACAGATTTCATCTCAACATCAATTCGAGCAGCCCCAACAGAGGAGGCTATTTCCATCTCACGCTCGAAAGAGCAAACATGACCAGCAGTTAATACATAAGATCCAGCATTTGTTCGCATAACAACAGCGCCAGATCCACTTGATCTAGATTCTTTCGATAAACATTCGGCAGGGTTTTCTGGATTACAAGCCGTAATAACAACGGACTGTTTTATTTTGACAAATGTATCACGGGCATCTCTTGAAAAATCAAGATTTGTAGCAACACAAGAAAATGCTGAAAGACTAAACAAGTATAGTGCTACTATATGGAATGCTCTTTTACACATACTTTAAGTAGTTTTAAAAAAGTTTAAACTTTAATATATTGCGCGAGTATTTATAACACGAGGTAATCCTGTGAAAAAAACATTTGTATTAGACACTTGTGTCTATTTAAGCGACCCGAACTGCCTTAAGCAATTTGGTGACAACGATATTATAGTTCCACTCAAGGTTTTAGATGAAATTGATAAAAACAAAGTCAGGCAAGACGGTGTAGGTTTCAACGCCCGACACATTATTCGTATCCTTGATGTATACCGAACCAAAGGAAGCCTATTCAAAGGTGTCAAATTGGGGGAAAACAAGGGAAAACTGTTTGTAAAGCATTACGACCCAGAGGCATGCCCAACCGATTTTGATCTATCCATCCCAGACAACCAGATCATCGGTACAGCCCTAACAGAAAAAGCAGCGTATAAAAGGAAAAAGGTTATTGTTGTCTCACAAGACATCAATATGCGCGTTAAATGTGATGCACTCGGTCTTCTTTGTGAAGATTATGTGGCAGGAGATGCCGTAGATACAAAAGACGATGTTTTCACGGGATTACAAAAATATTTAGTTGATGAACAAGCAATTGACACCTTCTATTCCGGTGAAGATATCTTTGCGGATAAAGAAGAAGTAAAACTCTATCCAAACCAATACATCATGCTTGTCTGCAACTCTAACGATAAAAAGACAGCACTAGCTAGGTTCGATTCTTATACAGAACCTTTGCGAAAATTATACAAGGCAGAACCTATCTGGGATATCACACCCAGAAATAAGGAGCAGACCTTCGCGGTTGAACTCTTGATGGATCCAGCCATTGAAGTAGTATCCCTTATCGGTCAGGCTGGTTCTGGTAAAACTCTGTTAGCAGTAGCAGCAGGATTAGAGCAGGTATTAGGCGAGAAATCACTTTATAAAAAACTTATAGTGTCTCGTCCAATTCAGCCCCTCGGTAAGGATATAGGCTTTTTACCCGGTACATTAGAAGAGAAAATGGAACCATGGCTCATGCCTATCAAAGACAATTTGGAGTTCCTCATGGGAAATGATAGAAGCATGGTTCAAACCTACTTCGATCAAGGTGTTATTGAAATAGAGGCGATTACCTATATTCGAGGTCGCTCTATTACAAACGCTTTTATTATCATTGACGAAGCACAAAACCTTACGAGACATGAATTAAAAACTATTTTAACTCGTGTTGGAGATGGAACGAAAATCATCCTTACTGGGGATATCGAACAAATTGATAATATCTACATCGACGAAACATCTAACGGCTTAACCTATGCTGTTGAGAAGTTTAAAGAATACGACCTATCAGGTCATATCACTCTCCAGAAAGGCGAACGATCAAAAGTAGCCACCCTCGCAGCAAAGATTTTATAACTTTTTTCTTGACAAGTCTTAAACATTGCATTACTATAATGTATATTAGGGCCTGTAGTTCAGTTGGTTAGAGCAGTCGCCTCATAAGCGATTAGTCCTCGGTTCGAGTCCGAGCGGGCCCACCAAATAACGGAGAAAAAATGGATATCGAGTTTAAAAATACAGAAGTAGAAGATGCTAACGAATTTCTTAGTGCGGTTGTGGAACCAGAGAACGAACTTAAGGTAATGCTTGTCAATTATGTTGGAGAAAAGAAGTCTCCGGAGAACAATAACGTTACTGTAGAAATGATTATAGATCAGCTAGCAATCGACTTCCCGGAGTTTGTCTTAGCAGTAGCAGAAGAAAACTTTCTTAGAGGTTATCACCAAGCACTTACCGATGTAGATGTTGGTCGAGATGCTTGGGAAGAAGAACAAAATAATAATGAGCAAGAGTGATTACATAAGAGAATCTTTGAATAGATCTAAGAGAAATACAAATCAGTATTATCTGTTTAACTCCAAAGTACCTGTTCATATAAAAGACGAACTGGTTTTTACAGATGGCAAAAGCACCTTAGAAGAAGTTGTAAACATTGTAGAAACTTCTTTACCCCCCTTCCTTGTTTCTAATGTAGATGTAATCTATATTGGGGACTTTTTGGAATTCCACGAAAGAGATACGAATGCTGCCTTTGAAAACGGGGCTATTTATG